ACAGGTAGCAGACAGCAACACGATATCAATATAGTTGAATTCTACTATGAATAAAAGGAGGAAAAATGTTCCAATTACCTAAAAATGAACCACAAGTTCCAAAAGATACACCTAGAAATTACTTTATATATGGTGAAACCATGAGTGGCAAAAGTTACTTAGCAAATGAGTTTCCTAGCCCAATTGTACTTAATACTGATGGAAATGCAGAAGCAAACTCAGTTCCAAGTATCCAATTAAAAAACGATAAGGACAGAACAGGAGAAATAACTAAATCTGTCATTGATCAACTTAGCGAAATTCTTTTAGCACTTCAAACCCAAACCCACACTTATAAAACGGTGATTATTGATGTAATAGATGATGTTTTAGAATTAATGCGAATTGCTGTTGCCAATCAATTGGGGGTGAAATCTTTATCAGAAGCAGGATATGGTAAAGGATATGATTACTATAATCAAGCAATTACTGAATTAGTCATGGACTTAAAAGCTTTGCCTATGAACGTAATTTACATATCTCGTCAAATTAATGAATATGATGATGAAGGGAAAGTAACAAAAGAGATTCCTAGTCTTAAACCTAAATTCGTAAATTTAATTAATGGTAATTCTGATTTAATGATTCAAACACTCAAAGTTGGAAATAACTATTCACGTAAAATTGACCGCCGCCGGAAAGCTTATAAAGCAGATCAAGTAGATGATAGTAAAATCTTATCTATTTTAAAAACAATTCGTGGAGCACTTGACAGTGCTACAGCAAAAACAACACAACAAGATAAATTTTAAGGAGAAATAACATGTCACTTTTAGATATTGCAAAAGAAATTAAAAACTCAGGATTCGACGCACGTAAAGATAGCGCTAATGGTCAAGATAAAATTCCAGCAGGAAGTTATCCAGTAATGCTTCGCTCAGCATCATTTACTGTCGCCAAAAGTGGATGGGAAATGCTTAGATATGAATTTGATATTCAAGACGGAGATCAAGCTGGACGAACTGAACTTGCTCAATTTGGAACTCTGGAAGAGTGGAACGGTAAAAATATAAAATGGGCCGTTGAAAGAACAACTAAATTTTTCCAAAAAGCAGTTGTTCTATCAGGAGATGAAGTTTTAATCTCAGATTTTGAAGATGGTGCAGCTTTAGCAGAGGGATTGCAACGTAAAGCAGTAGGCAGTTTCTTTATCTTAAATATTGAGGAAAGCACAAGCAAAGGTAAAACATATCGATCATATGATTTAGAAGAAATGCCTGGTACAGATATTGCTGCAGATAAAAATGGGCCCGAGATTGACGATAAGGATTTGCCATTTTAAGAAAAAGGTGAACTAACATGCAAATGAAAGACTTTGCGCTCAAGTATTGTAAATTGGGCTTTTCTGTAATACCAATTAGTCCAAGTAATAAAAGACCTCTTGTTAAATTTGCAGACCGTCCTCCTTTTAATGAGGAGGAAATCTGCAATTTATGGGATGAGCATCCAAATGCGAATATTGCTCTTAAAACTGATAAGTTCTTTGTTATTGATATTGATGTTCACGGAGTAAATGGATTTGATAGTTTAAAAAAATGGAAACATTTAGATTTAATCACTCCCACCTTACAAGCTAAAACTGCCAGTGGCGGGAAACACCTATTTTATTTCAAAAGGGATGATTCTTATATAACGCAACAAATTGGTTTCTTGAACGGTGTTGATATCAAAGCTCATGAAAATAATTATGTTTTGGTAGCTCCTAGTGCAACAGAAAAAGGGAGTTACGAATGGGATATTGAAAAGTCAGCTCCTGGCGGTACGATGATGACTGCTTCAAAAGAATTAATTCAAGCTATAAATAGCGAGAAAAAATCAAGTCTCAAAGATTTTTATTATCAAAGTGTTAATCATTCATCAAAATCAAAAACAACTGAACTATTTGAAAGAATATTATTAGGGTTTGGAGATACTGGGGGAAGAAATGATGCATTGGCTAAATTTGCAGGTGGTTTATTGATTAGAGGTGTTGATCCTGAGGACGTCCTGAGTTTAGCAAACATTGCTAATTCCAATAGTATTTCACCAATAGATAGTAAAGAATTACAAAAAACAGTAGAAAGTATGGTCAAAAAGCATGAAAGGAGGTAAACCGAAACGGAAAATGTAGTAAATATGCCCGCAAAGTTTCAATTAACTAAAGATAATTCAATAAAGGTTAACTCCAGTTATAACGTGCTTTTAGCATTAAAACATGATCATCAACTTAACACTTCATTAAGATACAACGAATTTAACGAAGATAGTGAAATTGTAAAACCTATTAATTTAGGAGGGACGAAATATGAAGTTGGTGAGCTTCCAAGCGATTTCGAGAGCGTGCTTGCTGTTTATTTTGAACAAGAACTAGATGTTGTATTTACAGGAGTAGCTTTGAGAAATGGATTAGATGTGTTTTTTAGTCAAAAGAAGTACAACCCTGTTAAAGAATATATGGAAGATTGTTTAAAAAATTGGGATGGTAAGAGTAGAATCAACACATTATTTTCAAAGTATTTAGGTTCTGAAAAAACAGAATTAATTGAAAATATCTCTCTAATCTTTTTAGTTGCTGCTGTAAAAAAAGTATATGAACCAGATTTTAAATTTGATTATGTCCTTGACTTAGTAGGAGGTCAGGGAATAGGTAAAACAAGCATCTTACAAAAACTAGGTGGTCCTTGGTACACTGATTCAATTACTGACTTTCAAAATAAAGATAACTTTGAGCTGATGATTCGTTCTCTTATTGTCAATGATGATGAGATGGTCGCAAGTAAAAAAATAGGTTTTGCAGAGCTTAAATCATTTATTACTAAAACTAATTTGAGATTTAGAAAAGCTTATGCAAGAAGAGCGCAAGAGTACCCTAAAAAGTTTGTTATCGCAAGAACGACTAATGAAGTTGCTTATTTAAGAGATAAAACTGGAGAACGAAGATTTTTACCAGTGATGGTCGGTGTTGAAAAACAGGAACAACATCCGATGGAAATGACAGAAGAACTTGTAAAACAAATCTGGGGAGAAGCAATGACTCTTTATCAAGGAGGTTATCCTACAACCTTCAGTAAGGAGGAGGAGGCAGAACTTGAAATTTATCGAGAGCAATTCATGTATATTGATGAAATTGAAAACCTTCTAGATGAATATCTTGATATGAAAGTACCTTCTGATTGGTCAATGATGAACAATGCTCAAAAATATACGTTCACTCAAAAATATTTAAATAGTAATGATTCTATTGAAGGTGTTGCATTACAAGATAAGATTGCAACACGGGATATTTTAGCAAATGTATTTGACAGTGATGCTAAAAATCAAAAGTTGGCAAAGAAAATAAATTATTTGATGACAAATAAAACTGATTGGATATCTGGAGTTTTTAAAATAAACAAAAAAACTACTAGAGGTTTTATTAGAAAATAAAAGGTTACATGGTTACACCTTGAAGCAAAAAAGGTTACACCTAGTTACACCTAGTTACAGCAAGGTGTAACCGTGAAAAACGTTGGTATATAAGGATTTATATTATACGGTTACATGGTTACACCTTTTTATAAAAAACATTCTCTATAAAATATAAATAGCTATATAGAGCCATTTATAAAAATGTAAAAATGGTACAGTAAATGTTTTGAAAATACGTGTAACCATGTAACCGTGAAATTAATAATAAAAAAATAATAAATAAATTAGAAGCTGTTAGGGTGTTGCAGCAAGGAACTTAATACGGTCGGTAGAGTAATGAAGCCCTCTAGGAGGTATAGCACCGACAGCCCTATTATTTTTGAGGTATAAGTTATGGGATATTACGACACAAGAAATGAAGCTAGGCGAATCAGCAAGCTTGCTAGTCAAAATATATCGAGCGAGCAGACCAAAAAAGAATTTGAATTAGAAAGTCAGAATAAATTCAATCAGGAGATGCAGGAAGATTTCCATAAAAGGATTCAAGAGTTAGGAGATAAGAAATGACAGTCGAAAGTTTACTAAAAACAATTTCAGATCACACCACGGTGATTTTAAAAGATACTATCGGGAATACTTTAATCCAATTTAATTATGGCGAGGAGATTGAGGTATTTAGCCCTGTATTTCTCTATCGTAAAGTTAAGATTCTTGAAATAGACAATACTAGAGAACTAATCGCTATCTTGGAGGACACGAAAAATGACTAAGTTTGAAGAGGTTTTAAGAAAAATAAAACCACGAAAAAAATTCTTAGAATTTAATGCTGGAATCACATATTGGTACTGCTTAAGCGATTTGGTACAAAAATTCGGTAACTGGCACTCGGACGAACAGTTTCAAAAGCTACTTGAACAGAATGCTGACTGGAGTCAAGAATGTAAAAATATTAATCAAATTAACTCTCAACTGACAAAAGAGAATGAAGATTTAAAATCCCAACTCCAACAGCAAGCCCTGCCAGTCGTGCCTGAGTGTGTGGCAGTAGGTATTGAAAGTTTACCAGATGATTACTCAGCATTTGAAGCTATCTCACTAATTAATGCCAAAATTGATGCACTTCCCGAAGAAAATAAAGATTGGTTACCTGTTTTCAATTGGCTCTGTGATGATATCAAAAACCAAGATATTTTCGCTCTAGCATTCATCACTGGCAAATATCAAGTCGAAAAACCGCAGCTGTTCTATTTGAAGCACATTGATATGAGTAAAAGTGATGCGCATCTTAATTGGTATCTAGCAAAAGGGACTGATAACGTTTTAAAACACCAAGGTATTAAAAAAGGTAAATTACCTAAACTAAAATGTATT